TAAAATACTCTAGTAAATCTTCTACTTTCTTAATAGATTGAGTCTTTTTCTCACCCTTAGGAGTACCTACTTCACCGGATTTAACTGTAATCATTGATTTAAATATACCTTTAATACGGTTTTTAGAACGTTCGTTTTTAGTATTTTTGACGATATCGTCTAATAGATTCTCAAAAGAATCATCGATTTTATAGTTCTGTAATAAGGTTCTAACACCACTCCAGTTAGAACTATTCCATATATCCTCTCTAGCTGTTTGTTTGTAGTCTGGAGTTAAGGTTACTTTACGTAAAGTTAGACCTGCACTAGATAAATTAAATTCAAATTCCTGATTATCTTCTAATTCAGGTAGATTTTTAATACCCAATCTCTTAAATACTTCTTCTGGTTTCTCTTCTAGTAAAACTACTTTAACTAAACCTAATAATAATCCCTGTAATTCAGCCGGGTAATCTAAGAATGATTTTTTAAAGGTAGATTCTTCATCAGATAATGATATCATATTATCTATCTGAACGAATTGATCAGTGGTTCCTTCAATAGGATAAAGAATAGTTACTATTTCTCCTGTAGCTAATGATTTTTTACCTTTATATTTATCACTCTTAAAAGGAACTATAAGATTATCAGGTAGAGAGTTTAGATAATCAGCTAATTCTTTCTTTAATGCTTTCTTATCATCGCCCTGTAGGGTAACGATTAGATCAATATCACCGAAATCTTCTTTATCTCCGGCATTATAGGAACCAGAAATCTTAGCATCTTGAAAAGCTTTAAATTTCTTTAATACTTTATTGATATAAGAATCTACAGTTTTTTGAACTGCTTGTCTTGTTACTCTATTTCCTCCTGCTGAACCTGACATTATTGTATATATTGTTTTAATTTTGAATCGTCTGGTAGAAATTTACCTTTTAAACCTAATCTTTCTTTATTTTCTATCCAGTACTGCTGTAAATCTTCTGGAATATCTGCTCTAGTAGAGTCTAATATCTTTAAGTATTTATCGTAAATACCGTGTAGATCATCCTGAGATAAATTTTTCTTAAGATGGTCTATTAATTTAAAGTAATCGTCTAATGTATCCTGGGTTAAATTAATATTGTATAATTTATTTATTAATTCTAATACTTCTTCTGGTGTTTTAGCTTCTATTTCTCTAGTTTCTCTATCTAGAACACCTTGGGCATGCTTAAACATTTTACCTTTATAATCAAATAAAGCTACTAGTAATTGTGTTCTATGTAAGCCTTTAACATTACCCTTATAGGTATTAGAATAATAACTAAATTTTAACCATTTAGGATCACCTACATTAATATCAATTTGAACTGTTTTATTAATTTCATCACCTAATTCATCGTATTGAACGGCTTTACAGAATAATGAACCTGCAGTTGATTGTTTTAAATCGGTTTGGATATTATTAGTTTCTTGATTAATTTTATTACCAATAAATTCAATCATAGCTCTTAATTGTGATTGCTGTAAAGTAGCTGTTCTAGCTCTTTTTTGAATCTTATCTACTGCTGCACTAAATTCATATGCATCTATTCCCCATCCTGTTAAATCAGGTTGACCGTTAGGCATTAAATTTTCTATACTATAGGCTAAGTCTATATCACCAGAGATCGGCTTTTTACCTGCTGATCCTAGTTTTTCAAATGTACCAAAAGTACCGCGTTTTTTAGGAAAGATTCTTGAAAGCTCTCCTGCAAACATATTTAATGTAGGATCTATATATTCTTTCTTAATAGGAGAAGTATCTCCGAATACATTACCACCCTCTATTAATAGTTCTTTTACTATATCACCTAATCTAATCATATATTTATTTTTATAATAAATAGTTAAAAATTAATCTAATTTGATCGTTGTAGGTAAAGTCTCGCTATGAGGCTTCATATTAGGATTTTCAAGTTTATATATCTCGTATATTCTCTTAAACATCTCAAAGTTCTTCTCGATATTACCTACATCTTTTATCTGCCATCCTTTACCCTGCATTTTTTTACCTTGAGAATCTGTACCTCTGGTATGAGCTTTTAACCAAATAATACCGGTTTGAGTAATATGCTCACTATGGGTTTCATTCCAAGCCTGGGCATAAGCTGCTAATTGCAGATCATAGCTAGTATGCAAGTAATTAGAAGTTTTAATATCTAATAACCATAATTCGCCGTTTAATCTACAAATAATATCTCCTGTACCTGCATATTCATGTTCATCAGAAAATAAATGATATTCTATAGCTACTGGTTCTGGTTTATGAGTATTCCAGAAATCAGCAAATCTTAGTATCATTTTCCATGTTAAAAGGTTATAAATAACATTACCTCTTTCATCAATCCAATTTAATGTTTCACCTTTAATTAATCTTTCAGCTGCTTTGTGTACTGCTGTTCCTTCTGATGCTGCTTTATTAGCAATAATCTCAGCGTTATGACCTACATCTTTTAACCATCCGTAAAAGAATTGATTCTTTGGAAAGTAATTTAATACTGATGTTACGGAAGGGTAGAATTTATCATCTCTTCTATAAAAACGAGTATCTAAGATATTAATCTGTTTGGAATTTTCGCTGTACTCTACTAATCTCTTTACTTTTGGATCTCTAATTATATTAGAATCTCTAAGTAACTCTAGTTCTTTATCCATAATTTAGTTCAATTTTTTTAGCATATAGTTGGCTAAAAGTTAGTTGGGTTGCTTTGTGTAGTAATTTAGTGAATTCTTCAAAACCTATATCTGATGGATCTTTACCCTCAAGTTCTACCAGATATACTTCCTTGCCTAGATTAATTAATTTTTCTGCGTGTTTTAAAGCGTCTTTTAATGCGTCGTTATCTAGGGCTATATAAATTGTCTTTACGTTATTTTCTACTAATTTCATCATTAATGCCTGAGGAATGGTTTTACCGAATAATGGTACTGCATTTCTCTTAATTGCCAGGGCATCAAACATTCCTTCACATAATATAATAGGAGTACTCCAATTAACAAAATACTCTAATCCTATAATTTCATTTTTATTACATCTAGGAGTATTATATTTTCTAAAAGGATCTTTTTCAAAGGATCTTGCAATAAAATAATTAATTTTACCGTTTTTATCGTAAGAAGGTATAACTAATGAATTAGCATATTTTCCTGAATCGCAGTATCCGATATTATATTTTATGATATCGTTTCGGTTTATTCTTCTGGTCTTAGCGTAATTAACTGCTTGCTTTAAAGTAATAGAATTTCCTGCCGGGTTAATTAATGATTTAAATTCTTTGGGTAACTCTACTTTAAATTCTTCCCTAGTTTCCTCTTCTCTCCCGGCGGGTAAATATTTTACATAAGATTGTAGTTCATTTATCTTATCCTTAGAGACATCCATTCTTTTTAATAGAGAGAACAGAGATTTACCCTTAGCATCACAAGTCCAGCAATGCCAGGTATTTACACCTTTAGAATTAGTATTTAAATCGATCTCTAATTTAGGCTTATGATGATGGCAGAAAGGACAATGAAAAGCATAATTAGATCTAGAGGTATGTTTCCCCTTATCTAATACGCTTTCTACGAAGCCGAGTAAAACCATAGAGTTATTCATGGCTTAAATATAAGAATAAATCTTCGATATTCAAACTAAATTAGGTCTTTTCTATAGAATTTACCTAAGATATTATCGTTATAAGAATCTACCTCTAAAACATTATATTTCATTTGGTAGTTAATTTCATAATATGTTAACTGTTTTTTACTGAAGCAGAAATGTAATATATTTCTCTCATATATATCTTCGCTGGTTTCTTTAATATCAGCTAAAAGCTCTTTAGATGAACCCATATAAACTTTCCAGTTACTTTCTTTGGTAACTAGTTTTTTAGTAGGTTTTCTACCAGGACCGGTTTGCTCGGCTATTTCTTTTTTAGTAAGCTTTTTATTTGTATTTGAGTATAAAGATTTTTTACCTATATAAATCTTACCAGTTGTTTGATTTTTTATAAGATAAATAAATCCTATACAATTTTCAGGAAAATCCTCTAAGGATTTGATAGAGCAAGTATTATCTTTCTCACTCACATATAACCATTCTTTCATTAACTATCGTATTTTACTATAAATGTTACATCTGTATTTGAAGGCATTCTAAAGGGCTGGGCTAATTTACCTACAGCAAGTAGTTCATTACTTGGATTATATAATCCTACTGTTGTTACATATGGATTAAAATCAGACCCGGTAATATAATAATAGTAATCGCCTTTGCTTCCTGATACTGATGTTGGGTTTTGAGTAAGGTTAAACTCATTTTCACTTACATGACATCTAATCTGGTTTTCATATATAGTATTAGTAGATTTATACGATATAGATGATGAAACTATTGTACTAGAAGTTACGTAAGTTTGATTAGTTATAGAAGCGATTCCGTGAGCGTAAAATATATTTCCTACATAAGGTGTTTCTTCGGAACCTGTTATATAGCCTTCTAAAACGTACCCTTTATTAACATATAATAAATATAAATTATTTATATCTAACAAGTTACCGTTTCCATCATCTACTACATATAGTGAACCGGTTACTCCGGCTACTCCTCTACTTAATATAAAAGATTTTGGTTTTATCTGTTCTCCGAAAAGTATATGTGGAATAGATATAGTATATATGTTAGAACCGGTGTCTGTAGGAAAGTATCTATATTCATATTCTATCGTACCTGAAGCAGCAGTAGATTGTATATAGTTGTCATAATACGAGGCGCTTATATTATTAGTTTGTATAGAAGATGTTATATATCCTGCGTAATATAATTGCTTTAAAGAATTATAGTTAATAAGGCTTTGTGATACTGGTGTATTAGTATCAATATTGTAGCTACCGGAGAGTATAGTTATACTGCTTGAAGCATACGAAGAACTAGGTATTGTGTATTGTTTATATACTCTAAACGGATATGCGGAGATATCTGATGTTTTTAGTGTTTTGGTTGCTGAACCCATAGTTCATTTTTATTACCAGTTTAGTTTAACTCTTATTAAAGATTCTTTAGTAAAGTCTTTTACTAATGGTTTTGATAGTTTAGCAACTGCTAATAAATCTTCGTTATCATTATATAATCCTACAGTTGTAATATATGTTTGCGGATTATTAATAAAAGTAGAATATACTAAATCCCCGCTACCGCTAATCATAGATGGATTAGTTGTATAGTTAAAATCAGCATTTTTTATTCTAGTAAATATAAAATTTGAAGATATAGTCTCTTCACTGTTTAATTGGAATCCTGTATTAGTAGCTACACTTGCTCCTCTTTTTATAGCTTCGTATAGTTTAAGGAAGTTAGTATTATTAGTATTAGAGCCGGTAAGAGTACCTAAAGCTATACCGCCGCTTGCCGCACTTAAATTCAATGCTGCCGGATTTAATACCATTAAACCTACATCAGGTAAAAATAATCCATAAGAACCTAAAGCTGTATATCCTGCTGTAGATCCACCTGCCGGAATAGCTGTTGTAGGAGTACCGTTACTTCCGCTTACGATATCGTATACTCTACCACAGTCTAAAAAAGTAGTAGTTGTTGTAACTGCACTATTATTAGTTAACTGCACTCTATTAACACCTGTTGTACCGCTAACATATAAATTAAATGTTGATAAAAATAATTTTTCTTTATATTTACTTCTATTAACATTAATTACATATATATCTTGAGCATTAGAGTTACCTGTTCCGAAATTAAAGTTTGTATTTTCATCTCCGTAAACTAATGTTCTATATTGACCGTATATGGTCCTAGAAGGACTCTCATCAGTTACGATAGAATTATAATATACTGAACCTAAACCTGTAAGATTACCATATGTTATAGCGAACTCAGGACCTGTTGCAACGCTTGCAGAAGAATATACGTCGACGTAGAATGAAGGAGAATTAGATATAGTACTTGCGGTAGCAAAAGTAGTTAATACTGTTGCGTTGTTACTCCAGGCTGGTGCAGTTACTGAATCTGAACTAACTACGAAATCGGTTGAATCTATTGATACAAAGCTCATATTTTATTTTTTATTGTGTTTTAGTGATTGTAATAGGAATTGTTATTCTAGCTCCTGAATCTCTACCTGTAATTATAAGGTTGGTTTGTAGCTGAGTAAGGCTGCCAAATAATGTATTAATTGTAGTAGCGGTTAGATTTATAGTAGCTCCTATAACTGTTTTACTTACGTTAGTACCTATAGTAGTAGTTGTATTAGCATTAGTAGCTTCTGCTGTATTAATACCTGTACCTGTAAATGATGACATTGTTCTTACATCACCTATAGTTGCTATATACCCTGATTGCTCAAATGTAGAATTAGCTCCTAAATAATTTAATGTTTGAGGAGTAATAGCTAGGGAAGCACCTTGTTTTAAAATAATAGAAGAGTATCCTAAATCTAAAGTAGGGATTTTAGCTGTACCTCGAGGTAGAGTTAATAGCTTATATTTCATTATCTGATTATCATCAGGAAATGCTTCTAAAACAGGCATTGATTCGATAGCTTCACCGTAATAAGCCGATCCTGAAGGATGATAAGGGTTATACATTGTATAATCTATCTCATCATCAGAAAGTGAGAATTGAGTAATTGTAAAAGAACCATCATTTCTTGATAATAGTTCTCTACCTTTTTTAGTTAAGATTGCGTCAACTATTACGCTAGTATTATTTAAATATCCCATATTGTTTTAAGTATATATTATAAATATAAATAATTTTAAAATTATTACCAACTGTTAAAAATCACCACCGTTTAATTGATTTAGCGGATCAGATACATCATTAATTAATTTCTTAGATTGAATTTCCTTAGTTATCGTATCAATATTCTCTAATACATTAGGATTTATATCTTCTGGTATAGAAAATCCAAAAGAGGTTTTTCCTTGAGGTTTAGTATAGTTAATATATATTGATGTTTCATCTTCTTTTTTCTTAAGGAAAATTATAGAATTTAAATTTCCATCATTAGATCCGCTTAATAAATTCGAAGGTAGGGTAGGTTGAACTGTTATTTCTGCCCTACTATTATCTATTTTGACTGTATCTATTACATCATACTCATCAAATGATGTCCTATTTTTTAATTTTAATAATATTTTATCTCCTCCTTCTAATACAAATGTATCTGTAACATCACCGTATCTACTGTATAGGTTAGAATTTGAGGGTAAAAATATAGAACTAGGACTACCAATATTATCTGAATAAAAACTTGCTATAGATCCTGTTAATATTAATTTATTATTTTGACCGGTAACATCTATTCCTAGATAAAATTGAGAACCGTTAAGAATTGGTATATCTCCTCCGGAGCCTACAACACTGTTATATAGTGTTGCATTTGTTAAAAATACAGATGGTAGGGATCCGTCAGATGATGATAGTAATAATTGAAATTCTACTCTTTCATTATTAGCATAATCTATATATAGACTATCTAATGTTGATGTAAGTGATATAGGTCCTTCATCGGCCTGTTCTACCAGGACGGGTATTTCTATTAGATAATAACCTGTACCGCGTACATCATATATTATTTCCTCTATTCCTGAACCTTCATAACGTATCCTTAATCTATCTATTGTAAATCCTGTTGTTATTGATACAGGTGGTGAAAATCCAATTTTTAATTCTGATAATAATGGTCCTAATACGGCGGGAAGAGTTTCTAATATACTAAACCCTAGAGATGGATAATAGCGTATTCCTTGATAATATGATGTTCCTCCGGAAAAAGTATTATTAATATCAGATTGTACCTGCAGACCTCCGGATCCGGTTTTAAATATTCTTAATCTTGCTGTAATAGTTTCACTAGGAGTTGTTGATACGAGAAAATTAATATTATTATAAAAAGAATAATAACCTGAAGCTGAAGGTTGAAAATATGAATTAGTTACATTACCTGCAGTTAGTGTTCCTACTCTAAATTCATTAGTAGTAAAGTTATTACCGGCCGATCCTGTTCTATACAAATTATAAAAACTATACCAGTTTTGACTGTTTACACTAACGCTTGCTGTATTATAAGGTGTAACTGTTATAATACCGGCAGGAGGAGTATAGTAATACGTATCAGCCCTACCTGTATCGTTTAATACATCAAAACTCATAGTACCTATAGTCCCGGATGTATAAAATATAGGCGTAAAATCATACCCTACACTATATATATTCTTTACACCATTACTTTTTATTTGATTACCGTACTGTTTAGGATCAAATAAATCTAGAGTTAATGTATCTTCTTTAAATGTATTCTGTACTTCAAATATATTAGTATTATTCTTATTTAAATTTATATAATCACCATTTATATCTAATAGATATAATAATGATATTTGAGTTTTATTATCAAAAAATGAGCTTGTTGTCAATCCTGAAAATAATCCTATTTTACCTGAGTAGTGATTTATAGCCGGATTTTGACCGTAGGATTGATCTCCAGGATAATCTCCAATAGGCGGTGTATATACATTATATAATAAACTGCTTACCTTAGACCCGGAATATCTAGAACTTATATAGCTGAATAAGTTGTAATTATAATCTTGTACTTCGGCAAAAGGTACTGCAGGAGAATTTAATCCTGTATAATTTATATCGTTAGATCTATTAATATATTGATTAAAGGATTGTGTTATTAATCCGTTATTAGTTGGTATGTTAGGATTATATGAATAATCTATATCAAGTAAAAAATTAGATTTAACACTAGAGGATACGTTATTTAATAACGGATTTAATGAATAGGTAATATAATAAGATGAAGTATTTGATGACATATTAGATACTTCATACTGATTGAATTGAGAGTTTATTGGTTCAAACTCTGTACCTCCGAATTCACCCGTAAAAGGCTGACTTTCATCTGTAAAGCTTTTTGTTAAAATACCTACTGATGATGATAAGTACTGTACATAATCTGTATTTAAGAATACTCCTTGAGGATTTGAACCGGTAATTTCAATCATATCTATAGATTGACTGTATTGAGTATAACTAGCCTGTGGTTCGTTTCTCTTATATTTGGATCTTTCTAAGATATGCGGTTTAACAATTATACCTGTTGATAGATTTGCTCTTGCAGGAACAAAATCTTTTATCATTTTAAATAATGAATTATCGTAATATTTAATTAATCTTACAAAATCCCATAATTTAAATGAACTGATATATTTTTGGAAATATGTTTTTCTTAAATTATCTAAATCAGGATAATTATCAGTATATAAATCGGATGTACTACCGATATAATCATCAATATTAAAGTATCCTATTTGATTGGTTATATCATAATCTATGAGATCTGATGGTGAAAAACCTACTTCTATGTCTTGAGAATTTCTACTAATATTATAATCAAATAACTGAACGCTAATATCTCTAGATAATACGTTTTCATCTAAATATTCCTGCTCTAATACATTGATTTTATTATTTACCTTTTGATTTAATCCTGTAGAAGGTGTTGATAATAAATTATATCTCCGTTCAGAAACAAATATTTTACTACCTGATGTAGGGAAAAATCCAAAACTTACGTTAACATTTAATGCGGCAGATTGAGATATTATTGAACCTATGTTGGAGAATGCCGGATATGTATTATTTACGAAAAATGTACCGCTTACTGCCGGGTGAGAGGATGATAGTATCTCTTCATACATACTATATCTTCTTAATAAAGAATTATCGTATGGATTAAATATAGTTTGACTTCCGGATGGAAAATCTCTAGCATCTCCTAAAGGTAATCTAAAGATAAGATTAAATAATGAAGATGTCGGTTCATTACCTGTATATGAATTTAAATTTTTAGCATGTTCGAATATAGCACTTGCTGATAGAGGTTCAGACCAATATCTAAATTCTTTTAATAATCCTTGATATCTAGTATTATTAGGTGATAATACTGTATTATTATTTCTACCACCTAATACTGCACATATTCTATTAGTGGAAGACCCGGTCCAGTTATTATTATAGCTAGAAGATAGAGCTCCAGACACTATAAAAGAAGATGATGCTTGAAATCCTATATTAGTTCCTCCTTCTTCATTATACAATGCATTAGCTGCATATAGAGTATACGTTGTCTGCACTGACCCACTATCTCTAACGGCAGCTATTGTCCACCATTGTGTTGGATCAAAAAATGGTAACGTTATTGGCGGAGTTTTTATATATTCTCTATCTATTGTAGATGGGGCAGTACCTGATCCGCTAAGTAGATATAATCTTAGTTCACCATTATATTGTGATAGAGTACCAGAAATTGCTGTTGCAGGATTATATCTTAAATTTATTCCGAGATCAAATCGGTTAGTACCTGTTCCGTTAAATGATTTTACAAATAAAGATTGCGTATATAAACTAGATGTTGTAGGTATTCCTTGTATATTTCTAAAACTAAATTCTATAGTATCTGGTACTTTGTTAGTGTTTCCATCTTTTAAATAATTATACCTAACTGGTCCCCAAGGTAAAAATATATTATCTGAACCTGTATTATAGTACGATACCATATAATCATCCTGTATTTGATCGGATGTTGTTCTGATTTTATCTGATCCTCCAAATTCGTTGATTCTTAGTATAGTATCCGGAATTCCAAAGCAGTTTATTAATGCCTGTAAACCTACTTTTGTACCTTTAGTTTTAAGTAGGTATGGTAAATTATGATATATTCTTTTATAATTCTCTTTAGATATATCATCTAACGGTAAATTTACTGAAGTAGTTACGTAATTTGTAATTAACTCAGATCCGGTATTAGGTAGTATCTGACCTTGAGGACCTACTCCTAATACTGAATCATATATATTGTTAGATATACTGGTATTTGTGTATAATTTTATACCTAGAGATTTTAACGCATCCGCGACTTCATCTTTAGATATTCCTTTATCTAGGCTATTTTCAGCATTATATCTATTAGTTATATCTTTAATGTACAACCATATATTATCAAAATGCTGACCTATCATATTTAAGAATATTTGATAAGGCTGATTATTAGGATCGCTCTTTAAATATTCCGGTACTGTATTTAATAACCAATCTTTGTTATTTAAATCATGTAAAGATGCTGAATATAAAATACTTTGAGTTACTGCCGTAGGTACGGTATTTTCACTTCCTAGCCAGTTTTGAACTTGACTACTTGCATATGCATATAGTTGATAAGGCTTCGTATTCGTAGATTTAGGCCATGAAGCAGATCCGGAATCATAATACAGGTAATATTCATATCCATCGAATTTCTCAATAATATCATTTATTTTATTTTGTAATACAGATCTACTACCTGATACTGTATTTGTGTTCTGAAATATATTATTAAGTGAATTTAAATCGGAATTGTAACTTTCTATTAATTGAATTTTATATGCAAAATTATATATTCTCTCATATGCAGAAGAGAAGTGTATAAAATTATTAAAATTTGTATAATCTACATTTATGTCTATTCCCTTTTCTTCTGTAAGGCTTTTTAATTGCTGATAGGATGTTAATGATGATCCTGTATAGAAGGTACTTAATGATTGGTAATCTGTTATTTGACCTACTTTATTTAATACTTCAACATTATAATTAGGACCTCTTAAGCTTTCAGTAGTAACGACTGCTTCTGCCGGAATCTGAATATCGATATTATATGTAGCTGGTTCAGATAGCTTATCTACTATCCAGAATGTATCTTTATTTCCTAGCTCTGACGGTAGCGGTTCATATAATTTAATTAATAAGGCTGATTCTTCATTTACTAGAGTATATGCTACGTTTACTCCAATTACTATTTTATTATCACCGAAATTTAAATAAAAGTCTGGATAATAGGTTTTATTGGATATATTTAAATCGTATTCATTAAATAATTGTATTAACTCGTCATTAGATAAATCCTGTCTAGATACTCTTATTTCGGTTCTATCTGTTGATAATTCATTAATCCAAAATCTACTTAATTCACTACTATTGAATAATTTTCTAAAGAAATTATATGTAATATTTACGGCACCTCTATCAAAGCCTTCATCTTGTATATCTTTATCAGGATTTAATAATAATATATTACCAGTAGGATTTACTGCATCGCTATTTTTTATAACATAACTATTAACGTTATAATTTGATGTTAATAAATTATTATTAAGATCATATATAAAATATTCTATATAATCATCAGTTTCCCCGAAAGTTCTTGATATAATATTACCTGTAATAAGAGAGGTATCCTTATTACTATATTCTTGATATTCGGGATTAGAACCTAAATAATTTACGTTTACTATTTCCATTATGTTAATTTAGCTATATCTATTAAGCTTGTATTAGTTTCTAATAACTGCTGTCTTAAACTGTTAATCTCTTCTAATAATGCTTTTTCATTATTTGTAATTACAGCCCCACCTAGATATTCTGAACTTCTCATAACTAGATATTCGTGTGAATTTAATTCCCCGTTTACTGGTATTTGTAGAAATAATTGTTCGTATAATTCAAAGAATTGTTCTACACTAACATCTTCGATAACCTGCTCATCTACGGGATCGATAAGCTCTCTAAATTGAGTATCAACTACTCTAGTATATGTATTTTGACCATATACTTCTCTATAAAGATTTAATTCTTGAGACATTATCTAATAATTTTAAAAATATTATCATTATCTACAACTATTTCTTCAGAATTATTTAAAATAGTTTTTACTAATAATTTATAAGATCTCTCTGGTTGTAATCCGTTCATATATACTGTAAAATAATTACCTGTATTATCCGCACTTATTTTAGTATAATTTGTATCGAAATCAACTATCATCTCTGATGTTTTATAATCCTGTATTGCCCAGTAAGATGATGTTGGTAAATATTTCCAATTAAGATATACTGATGATGTTGTAAACTGTCTTACAGGGAATTTATCTTTTGCTTTTATCTTAAAGCTGTATTTAGTATTTTGATTAAATTCTCCTGGATTATTAGTTACGTTGATTATAAAATTATCGTTTGTTATAGTGCCGTTACTAATACTACCTGTATTATAAGAAAAATCATTCCATTTAAATTCTAAACAAGGGGGGTATATAGTATGTGTATCCATAGAAAAATAATTCAGTACCATAAAGGATCCTGTATTAAGCTCTATTGATGATGAATGTTTAAGTATTACTCCATAGTTTGATAGTGATCCGCTAAACCATTTATCAACCGTACTTGTAATATTAATGTTTATGTCTTTATTATCTATGTAATTAAAGCTTTGAGTTGCTTTATATGTTTGATTCCAAACTCCTCCCCCTGAAGTATAGAGATAGCTTTCAGTTCCTGTTGTTTTATCCCACGGGGTCGAACCAGTAGGTCCAGGTGAAGTCCAACATACTCCATTTAATGGATTAGGATTATCATTAAATTTACCAGTACCCATTGTGTAATCCTGGGTTAGTGGATATGCTTCTATTATATAATCTTGAGAAAGATTTTCAGCGTTAGCTAGATATAATCTTAAATTAGCGTTAAAAGATGATGAATTAAAAGATTTTAATGTATTTAAATCATTAGTTGTAAAATTTATTAATGATCTTCTAATATCATCAAAACTAGTACTTCCTACATTTACAGTTGCACCGTCGTAGCTTGTATTATTTTTAACGCTAATTTCTAATATTTCATCTCTTCCGGCGTTTATACCTGGATATCGTGAATATATTGAAGCATCTTTACTTGGAAATATTTTATAAACGGCCATTTATAGTTATTTTATATAATATAAATATAAAAAGCTTTAGTTTTTACACTTATTTTTAGAAAGTTACAATCCTACCTTGAATATCACTTTGTAGATTTTTTACTTCAAATATTGAAGGATCAAGTGATGGATATACTACGTTATTTAAGGTAGCAGACTGTATATCATAGCTATATTTAGAATATCCTAATTCTTCGCCGGATTTATTAGTTATTTTAACATTATTAACTGTTTGTACTCCGGAAACATTATCTAGCATGGTATATATTTCGGATAGTATTATAGGCTGATTTATTTCCCAATTATCTATATTAAAGTAGCTTTGAAGTAGTGTTAAACATTCTAATAATACATCTCTGCCGGAATAGTTAGGTCTTAGTATAATATCAAAATCTACACCTATATTAATTATAAAGGCATTTTTTATATTTATCGAATCAGTTAACATTCTATATTGCGATAAATAGCCTTTAAGATTCTGCTTTAATGAGTCTGATGGTGCTATTAACTGTTTATTTTCATTAAAACCTAATACATAAATACTAGTTGATAGCGGATCTACTAAATCGTTATTATTGTTTACATCTTGTTTAAATACTATATCATCCTTAGTAACAAATGCTTTAGATATTTGTCCGTATTTACCTGGCATAGATAATGATAGTGATGCGTAATCTTGCTGAGTAACTGCTCTCATTTGTGTAGGAAATTGAGATATTGAATTTAATCTTATCTGCTCTATAGTATCTCCGTCACCGCCGCCTACTGCCTGGGTTGGATTATTTATTTGTATTGATTGTAATATCTGATTTGATAATACACCATCTACTATTCCTCCATAAAAGCTAGATGAATATGATTGTACTGTGTTTAATTGGTTGCTAGGAATATTAGCTTGGGTTCCGCCTCCTACTAAATATCTAACTGTTAATGTAGTATTTGTTGGTGCTAAACCATATGTCTCTGTAGTAGTAAAGTTACTAGGATTAAAAGCAGTATTAATTTTTGATAATCCATCTATTAAACCTATACCTACATTATAACTATTTGGTAGTACGCTTTCATCAGCATTTTGATTTATACCTGAACCGAATTGTAATTCTAATGAATTATTAGATTTTACTCTAGTTGCGAATCTTCTAGGAACTTTCTTTAATTTTAATATATATGGTGTAATATTAGATTCTTGACTATAATTAGGATCATTATTGCTAACATTTAATGTATCATCAAAAATTGTATCTTGAGCTAAAAACGGAACTTCATACCATCTATTACCGTCACTATCATATGCATCTATTATTTCTATAATATTTGTATCTTGTATTAAAGATGTTATAAATTTTTCAGCAGTTCCGTAAGAAAAACTAACTGTCTTAACTTCTCCTGATAAGGCTTTTCTAGTTTTTTTCAATAAATAAAATAAAGGATCACCTATGCCGTCATATGAATATACTGATATATCTGTTTTATCCATAGAGTTTTCTACAGCAAAATTAATCTTATCAGGTATTATGAATGTTGCATTCTTAATTGTAGATGATTTAATTTGCATATTCTCATTTATGATTAATGCATAATTATAATCAGGAGTTTTATTGGTAGCAGGACCAGTTGATGGAATTAATTGATATACTTCTATATCTACGGTTGCTGCTGATGTTACCTTAGGTTTATAACCTAGCATATAAGCTAGAGAATATAAATTTTCTTTCTGTTTTGCATATTCAAGGAATGTTTCTTGAATCTGATTATCCATATAAAATGATAATACATCACCAACGTAAGATGCCATTTCAATAAACATGGTACCTGGTGAAGCAGAAGAAAAATCGTTATAAGCAGTAGGAAAATACGATTTCGCGTACTCTATTAATGCTGATTTAAAATCAGTAAAATCCTTATTAAGGTATGTTATATTTTTATTACTATCAGCCATTTTGGAAGTTTATATTTATTTCATCTGTTAATCCTGTATTATTTATTCTGTAACTTACGTATAGATTTAGTAAATTATTATCAACTTCAGATGTTATATATAATTGATCGACAATTATATTAGGAAAGTTTATTTCTAAACCGCTTTTTACGCTCAGCTCTATTTGACTTATACTATCTCTATCTATATTTTCAAATAGTAAATCTCTTAATCCTGCTCCAAAACTAGGTACAAATACTCTTTCTCTCCTTCCAGTTAATAGATAATTTATAATATTATACTTAGTTTGTTCCTGAGTTGTATATACGGTATTAAAAACAGATTTAGAGCTAAAGGGTATTGATACTCCTATACCGGTACTAGGCTGTAAATCTAACGGGTTAATATTTCTTATCTGATAAGCCATTACAACTGCCCTTTATCTTTCATATTTTTCATTAATGCTGAAAAATCTGGTACTGCATCAATATTTACTTGAGTTACATCTGTTGCAGGTCTTGCTGTTGCTAGCATTTGATCTACTGTTTGGACTACCGGTGTTTCGAATGAATTATTGTTCATCATTGATGGAAATCCTTGTACTGCACGACTCTCTCCGTTAAATACTGTTCTATAATCCTCGCTAGTCATACTCATTTGAGTTTCATTTAGTAAATCTAATATAGGATCTCCTGTAGGTTCTATCTTAACCTTTTTACTTTTTATTATTTCTTCTTTTAATGTATTAGCATAAGTTTTGTTAACAGGTTGGTTATCTATATTAGAATTATTTTCTTTCATAAAGAATTTTAATTCTTCCCTAACTACTGTCCTAACTTCTTCTCTAATAATTTTTCTTAAAGCATCTAATTTACTCATATATTATAAATAGTTTGATTAAAATTTTTATTACTAACCCCTAGCTCTTCTATCTTTTTCTAATTTTTCTTGTAACATTTTTATTTTAGATTCAATTAATTTTCTAAAAGGTGAAAGTCTATTCAATATTAATTGTCTTCTATATACTAATATTTTATTTTCAATATTCGTTCTATCTTCATTAGATAATATATCAGCTGAGTTTGTTGCAGGTGGTTTAGTATTATCTACTGGGGTAGGCTCGGGTGATATAGTTAATGCAGTACTGACACTATTATTTGGGTTTATTTTTCCTTGTTTTATTCCTTCTGCAAGTGCCTGTTTAGATGCTTCTACTTTACTTCTTACTTTTCTTCTAAGCTTACCCATACCCTTAATTGAATTTAAAGCATCATCAAGATCATTTTTTATCTCTAATTCATCTGAATCTAGTTGATCTGTTTCTTCCTGACTAAATGGATCTTCATCTCCTTGTGTTTCTCTTAATAGTGCATCTATTTCAGGGTATCCAGTTCCTCCACCGTAAATTGTATCTACTCCTTTACGTTGAAGTTTTAATTTTAATTCTTCAAAAATTACTCTTGTATCTGTAGCAAATGTAAGATCAGTCTGCTCTATTAATACACCAACGTTATCTAATGCAATTCCTCTTCTTCTTTTTAATGTTTTACCGTTATCTACTAATTCTTCTTCTTGAATTTTAAGTATAAAAGAACCATATGTTGATTCATTGTTATTATTTTGAGCAGATTCAAATAAAGAACTATATGTATCTAGTTCATTTATATTAGATATAATTTCATTTCTAGCATTTTTAATTTCATCAATTAAAGGAGAGTTATCAGTTGAATTACATGATTCTAGATTAGTTTGTAATATTTGTAATTGAGTTGATATACTTTGTAATTTGAATAAAATACTTCTAATTATACCTGCTACTAATTGTATTAATTTCTGTACTTCTTCTATAACTTTTATAATTCTTTCTATTTGAAGTTCTATTTTTGATTTTACACCATTTAATATTGATACTACAGAAAATGTTCCAAATATTAGTGGGAGAAATAATTTATCGAATAATATTACAACTTTTTTTAATACCCTCATTATAGCTGCAGCTATATTAGTTATAGTAGTTATTAGTTTAATAGCTTTTAATATTTCCTTACATCCGTTATTTATATTTTTTATTAACTGTAATAAGCCTTTTATTACTGGTATTAAATTACTAACGTTTAAGAATTTTTGAATTTTTTGTACCTGCTGATCGATTTTTAAACCTGTAGCACCTTGAATAGCTCTCAAAGCATCTCCTGCAGAACTTATACCAACTATAAGAGATAATATACTTCTTATTTGCTTTAATTTATCTAGTAATAATCTTACATCTTCATTAGGTATACTTTCTAGAGAATATGTACTATCAATTTTAGCTATATAATCTCCTAGAAAACCATTACTGCTACGTAATTTAGGTATAAGAAATATTAAATCAGGATCACTTACAAGAGAATTAATTTCTTTTAGAACAGTACTTACTGTTAATATAGTCTTCTTGAATTTGGTATTCTCTCTTGTATATGAATTAATAGATAATCTTAGTTCTGATATATTACTATCATCTACAGTAATAGTTTTTCCTGCTTTCCCTATACGTTCTATATCTACTAATAGAATAACCTTATCCCCGTTAGAGATTGCATTATTTAATATTTGATCTGAATCTATAAATACTGTATCGATTACCTTTAATGCATTTTTTGCTTTATCCTGCAGGAAATTTACAGCTATCTCTGCCTTACTAGGTTGTTCATTACTATTTCTTAATACTAGGTTATTTAATATATAATTTGTTAGATTACAAAAATCAATATCATTAAGAAAATATAAAAAATTTATTACTCCTTTTATCTTTTCTTCTCTTCCAGGTATTTTAATTCCTTTACTTGCACGATCTCCTTTATAAATCTTATTTATTTTAATATCTATATTCGTAAGAGCATCGCCAGTTCTCGTTATAAACCCTTCAAATCCTTTACCGTTATCTTGATTACTTTGCTGTTTCGCCTCGTAATTTCTTTGATATTCTTGTCTTAGAGTTATTCGTGATTGTATTCCTGCAGCTACAGTAGGATTTTTTAATGCTTTCTTAGCAAGTGCCTCCTCAAACCTTTGCTGTCTATCTTGATTATTATTTACCGGTTGAGTTGCCATTATAATGTATAAGTTTTTTTAGATAAATTACCTTCTACTTCTATAACATCTCTAATTTGCTTAATTGTATCAACTACAACTAGAGCTTTAGATCTAATTCCTGGAATATTTAAATGAAAATTTGTTTCTGAAATATTACTAAGACTAATGCATAGTTCACTTAACGCTCCTACTAAGTCTAGTAATAACAAATTGTTTTGATATCCTTTAACTAAAGGTTCTCCGGAATCTTTTGCATTTAAACCTAGTTGTATTGTAGGTGAATTAATAGTTGTTCCTTGTATTGAATCTATATTAACTTCCCCTAGGCTAGATAAACCTATAGCGCTCTTTCCGAACAAAAATATAGAATCATCATTAGAATTAAATATTATTCTTCCGGACATTATTATTGCTTGGTCACCTTTATATGGAAATTCTGGAATGTATTTTTCTGCCATAATTACGCATTAAGTTCTTTTTTATCCTGTTCTTGTGGTGAAGTCTTATAATTACTCTTATATATCGGCTGTAATGTTACAACATTATCTGATGTAATTTTAACTTTTGTACTAAATGATTTTAAAGGATATAACTGTAGATCATTTATTTGTACTTGCTGATTATGACTTAGAACTATCATACTTCCATCATTATTTATATTCTCTACTGTAGGAATATATGGTTCTTTAGCATCAAAAGATGTTTTTCCTCTATAATTAGATATTATAATTATAGGATCGCCGTTATTAGGTATAGGATCATTGTTATTAGATCCAGTATTATTATTATTTGGTGATTTAGGATTATTCCAGAATGATAAACCTGATTTTTCTTTTACAGTACTTCCGAATCTTATAGATTGACCCCATCTACCTTCTAATATAAAATCTCCTTCAAAAGGTAATAAATCTCTTATATCTTTTTCTTTAAATGTTTTTCCTAGTGGATATTCTATACTAGTATCAGCATCAGTACCTTGAGTATTTCCATCTGATACTTGATTGTATTGAACTTTATTATCGATTATATATTCTGCATATTCTCTAAGATCAGGAAAAGCGTTATGATGAACAGAGTTCCAGGTATTAAAAGGGGGATAATAATAGTAATCTTGTTTACTTTTACTATCATTTAAACCATTTGACGGACCAGGTATTATTAGTACTATTTCACCTATTAATGGATATTGTTTTATATTAGAGAATAAAGGCCTTGCTATTAAATTAGAATAACTATTATTACTATTACCTTGTCTGTTATTATATAATATACTAAATTTTATACATCCTATCGATCCCCATTCTCCTGTTGATTTAAAGTCTTTATTATTAGGATCGTTTATATCGATAGCCCCTAGAATAATTTCAGTTACTCTAGCTATAATAAGAGATGATTGCTGATTATCTCCTCCGCCTACATTATATAGATTATTATCAAAAGACATTTCTAATTAGCTAATCTAGGAATTTCTTTATCTATACTCTTTATTTCTTCAAATAATAATTCTTTATCCCTATCACTTAAAAAATTACCATCATCAGTATTAGAACTAGCATTCATAGCTTTTTGAACTATACCAGCCATTTTAATTAATGCTTCATCATTCTTGATTCCTACTTCCATATATCCTTGTAATAGTGGAACCATCATAATTGCATCTCCAGGTTCATTTATCATATCCTTTAACTGGATAATCATATCACGAATCTGCTTTTCTTTATTTTTACTATTTTTATAGATATCTTCTAATAATGAAGAAAAAGTTTTATTTCCGAAAATTACTTTATCGAATTCCATAATTGTTTTTAAATAAATATGTATTATTTAAATATTTTCCGGAACATAACCTTTATCTAGATATATATTATATAATTTAATGTATATATCCT